AAGTTGGAGCAAAAATGTTTTTTGGGAAAATCCCCCAGAATTCTGGTGACAGCCTGGGGGGTGTAGGGCTAAAAGGGCGATTTGCCCGAAAACCAGATTTCCCGCGAAACGTTAAATCAACAGCCCAACGGGTGTAGGGCTTGTTGGAAGCCGAAATGGGTTTTTACGGCTTTTCTCGTTTTAACAACCAGACGTTGTTAAAATTCAAACCACAGCTATGAACATCAAAATCAGCCAAATGGCCAAAGTGGCCGTTGACCAGACCTACTTCTGGCAACCGATGGAATCTTGCCCGAAAGGCGTCAAGGTGCAGGTTCTGCCAAAAGAAGGCGTTGCGCGTTATGAGGCGGTTACGTCGAAGTCGCAAGGTCTGCTGGCATGGGCACCGTTGCCAAACAAACCTGAATGGCTGAAAGGACGCGCATGAGGCAGTACGACAAGGACTACCACTACGTCAGCCCGGAACACCGGGCCGTCCACGACAGGCTTATCAACTGGGCGCGTTGGGTGACGCCAAGTACGCCCTCGCAAGTCAGCCCCATGTTCCGCCAGTACCGCGCCCCATGGTGGCAGTGGCACACGCCTCAGCACCGTGAAACCGTGGACCTGCTCGACGCCGAGCATGTGGAGCGGCAAATGCGTCACCTACACGATAAGGTGCGCGTGGCAGGCGTTTGGAGTTACGTGTACCCCTACATCCCTCCAGGGCGTGTTTGCCAACACCTGGGGGTGACGCACAAAGACCTACAGGACCACGTTCGCAGTTTCAGGGACCACGTACAGGCGCGGTTGGAGCTTGTTACGGCGTAGTCCGCCACTTCCGCTCAAACTCGGCCTCAAGGTTCGCACAGGCACCGGCTATGAACTGCGCAGTGCCCGCACTGTGCTGTTTTCCGCCCTGTCGCTTCCAGCATTCCTCGATCACCCGGCGTTCGCGGGCTTTTGCCTGTCCTTCTGGCGTACTGGATGCGTAAAAACCAAAGCCCAAGAAAACAACGGCCACGCCGAGTACGCCCAGAAGCAGTTTCTTAATCATCTCTTTTCCTCCCAAAAATCCCACTACAGGGGGTCATTTTTGCCCAAAAAATCCTACGGAGGGGGTCAACCTTCGGGAAATCGCTACAGAAACCATAGCGCCGACCCCTCGACACGCCAGCTCGTAGACCCTGAAACATGCCCCGAGAAGGCTCGGAATTGGCCCTGCAGCGCATCGTTTTTGGTCCGTCTAGGGGTTGCATAGGGTCCGGGTCGAAAGCGGCTTAAATCGGGTCTTTTTTGTGGCCCGACAGGGTTGCCCGGACCTTATCGGTCCGCAGTTCCTCCAACCCCCTAGGGGTCTGCGCAAAGAACGACACGCCGTCGGTCAACAGCGGGTCAATCAGCGTATTTCGGTTGATGGTCCCTAGCACGGTCAGTCCGCCTACGGATTCCGGAACCGGTAGGAGGTCAACAGACCATCGGGCGCGGTTTTTCTTTTGTGCGGGGTTTCGGCGGGTTGGGTTTTGGTGGTCCATAGTGGGCGTGGAGTGTATGAAAACAAATAGGCGGGCGCACTGTCTCCAATGCGCCCGCCTACGGGTTTTCACAGTCTGCGCTGTGGCGCGACAAAATAGGAAAGGGGGCTAGCCTTTCGACTAGCCCCCTAGGGTTTCAGCTCTCAAGCTGGCGCGAATTGTGGTTTGCCGCTACTCCAATATGGTGCATGCCGACAAGCGTTTTTTCTTACCTACTTCGCAGCTTGCCCAGAATCGGCCGTTAAATTCCTGACGTTTCGCGCCGGTTCGGGTTTGCCCGTAGCTTGGTTTTTCCCCGTCGATTAAATCCACCGATTCGACAATGGCCATACCCGGTGACACCCTAGTGCATGTGGCCACTACATTAACGGACCTCCAACCGGCGGGCACTTTCACACTTGATTGATATTGGATTTTCATTCTGCCACCTGAAAAGTGAAGTTGATACAGTCACATGCGAGAACATATCCGATGGCGTCATGCCATTTCGAAAATTCGCGGGAATCGTCGCATTGAACGCACGTACCGGGTTTAACGTCTGCCAACCACTGCGCTAATTCAGAAATGTCTGAATCTTCCATGCCTGAAAAGTCGGCGTTTATAAGTGCAGGTGCCCAGAATTCAGGCAACAGATAGGTTTCGAATTTCATTATTCGCTCCCTAATTAAGATAAACCCAACCCGGTGCAGGCTATCGGCTTTCGGCCATACCGCGTCAAAACCATTAGCTGTCCAAACTCATTTACGGATAGTTGCAGCCCGTAGCGCTTTAAAGTGTCGGATACGGACAAAACCCCGTCTATCTGCTCTTGCGTAGTTCCTTGAAATACGCGGAAGCGCTTTTCGGCGTATATTTTTCTTTCGACGCTATTCATTTCTCACCCCTTATAAAAAGAAAATCAGCTAAACCGCTTGCCGCAATAGCTTCTTTGCGAGAGCTGGCGCGAATAAATGCTCGAAAATAAACCCGGTTGCCGTAAGCGTTAACCGTTTCATGTTCGGACTGGTCCAGACAATAAAGCGGTTTCCCGAGCCCCCAATATGCCCCGCCGTCGTCATATCCGCCAGAATCCAACCGGACCTGGAAGCAACGAACCGAACGGGCTACCGGTTCTGGGTTCGGGGATTCCCAACGACCCATTCGGGAGCCATAGCGTGACGATTCGTTTTCGAATTGTTTTGTCATGATTCACCCTTTCAAAGAGCGGGAACGTCTTTTTTAGTAACGTCCTTTTTAGTCCATGGCCATTCTCCGGTCGATTTTCTGCCGAAACTAACCGAAAAGAAATGGCCGTCATCCATCCCTTCATATATGTTGCATTTACGTTTTGACGGGTTACGCTCAAAAAACGATATCGCCGCTTCTTTTGGAGTGTTGCAGGCGACGCCACTTGAATTTCCGACACCAAAAGCCTTGAATTGTTTTGTCATGATTCACACCCCCTCATTATTCAGCTTTGATTCACATGCAAGATGATGGAACATAAATTCCCCGAACAGTTTTGCAGCTCTCCCATATGTCAGATCAGTAACGCACTCAGCCCCATAAATAACGGTAAAAAGAGCGGTTTTAGAGTCGGATTGCTTAATCTCTATGAGAGCGGTTGCTTTTTTGTTGTAGGGGTTTGCCCCGCCAAAAGTGAAAACTGTTTTCATGCTACAAACCCCCAGAAAATAAAAGGTGTCGAGATAAGCAAAGCCAGAATGGCGCATTCGAGAATTTCGCGGATTGAATACATTTATTCACTCCGCCTCAAAACAGATGCTTTTTGAGACCATAACCCACATCACGCCAGATAATCGGCAGTTCTGAAAGATACCCGTACTTAGTGTTTCCGTTATCGTATTTCGGGAATGGTTGCAACACGCCATAATTGACCAATGCGTTAACGGTTTCATATTGCCACTGCGAACCATATCCATATTGAAACGGCACGACGAAGCTCCTAAACCCGGCGGCAGTAGGAATGCCCACCCACACGGAGAAATAGCTATTGCCATTGACTGAATCGAACCATCGGCGGCAAGTGGCAATAACCTGTTTTGTGCTGTCATATTCACACGCGAAAATTTCTTTGCAACTTTCTAGGGTGGCGGCACGCACTAGCTTTGCGGCTTCGGATATTTCAGCGGCTTTGAACTTGCCGCCTATTGTTCGTTGCTTAGTTGCTTCTGCTGCGCACAAGTCGCGCCATGTAATATCTTGGTGCGAGGTGTTTTGCAGCTCTGCAAAACCGATGTGCAGGCGGCACATGTAAATCGCGCCATCATTCAGTACAGACAACACCAAGTTGTTAGCTGCTGCTGTTGTGGCTCCGGTTTCAAAAGTGGGCATTTCAGCTCTCCGAATTAACCCTGATTCAGCGGGTTACCTGCCGCGCCAGCTATCTAGCGCATGGCTGTATTATAACAACCTTTTGGTTGTTATGGCAAACAACCCGAAAAAATATTTGCAGGTTGTTGGAAAACTAGGTAAAGTGCCGCCCCTATCAGACCCAGTGCACACACATGGTCAACACTTCAGGGGCAACCCGTCTGCAAAAGCGGACAACTGGCAGAACATGGCAGAGGATAAGAACTGCGGTTCTGTCCGAACAGCCCCTCTGTGTTGTTTGCTTGTCAGTTGGAATGGTGACGCCAGCTCTTGAGGTGGACCACATCAACCCGCTACACAATGGCGGGACCGATGCGAGGTCAAACCTCCAGGCGCTTTGCCGTGACTGTCATGCGGATAAGACCCGCGCTGACTGTGGCCACAGACCAAAGACCGCTATAGGTGCGGACGGTTGGCCGGTGATCTGACATGGAGGGGGTAGCCGAAAGTGCAGGCCCTTGCTCCTGTAAACCGCTCAGTCCCCCTCATTTCATTGCCAACCCGGATTTTTCCGACCCAAATGGCGACCCGAGCCAAAAAAGCCCCCTCTACAACTGCCTCCAGTGCTGTGAAAGCCATGCTGGGAGCAGCCACGCCGCTACCTGATGTGCCACGGCATGTCAAGCTGCGGCCAGGGGATGCAGATTTTTGGGACGGAATTGTGCGCGCGCGAACCAGGGACGAATGGACCGCTGCCGATCTGGTGGTGGCCGCTCAACTGGCGCGTTGCCAAGCTGATATTGAGCGTGAATCGGCTCTGCTTGACCAAGAAGGCTCCGTTTTGGAGAACCAACGTGGTACGCCGATTCAAAACCCGCGCCATTCAGTGCTGGAGCAACTGGCCCGCCGAGAGCTGGCCCTGATGCGCTCCCTGCAAATGATCGGCTCATCCAAGGGCGACAAGCGCGATGTGGAGCAGGCCCGCAAGCTCCAACAGCAGGCCGAGAAGGTGCGCGAGGCTTTGGCAGACGAGGATTTGCTGGCTGTTTGACATGCCTATCAACCCGCGCCCTGTGTATGCAAAGCCCTCGGCCCCGCCGATGCCGCCCGCTGTGCGCACTTTGTCCGTACACCGCATTTGTGATCCAGCCCCAACGGTATTGCTGATTGAGGGCGAGTTGAACTGCCCAAACTGCGGCGCACCTGTTGAGACAGGGCACGGCCAGTACTGCTATTGCAAAACCCAAGTCAGGGATATGGGGCTATGACCCGTGGTGAACGGGTAATCGCCTTCATCGAACGGTATTGCAAAGCTCCTGAGGGAGAGCATGTCGGTAAGCCTATCCAACTGGAGGCTTTCCAACGTGATTTCATCAAAGCTGTCTACGACAATCCGCAAGGCACCCGCCGCGCCATCCTGTCCATCGGACGGAAGAACGGCAAAACCGCGCTGATCGCAGGCATCCTGCTGGCCCACATCTGCGGGCCAGAGGCTGTGCTGAACACCCAAATCGTTTCTGGTGCCATGTCAAGGGATCAGGCTGCGGTGGTGTTCAACCTCGCTTGCAAAATGATCCAGTTGTCTCCTGAGATGACGCGCATCACGCGCATCGTCCCGTCGAGCAAACGCATCATGGGACTGACCCGCAACGTCGAGTTCCGCGCCCTGTCAGCCGATGGCCGAACCGCACACGGTCTCTCCCCCGTTCTCGCCATCTTGGACGAACTGGGACAGGTGAGGGGGCCTCAGTCGGACTTCATTGACGCCATCATCACCGCGCAAGGGGCGCACAAAAACCCCCTGCAAATGGTCATCAGTACGCAGTCGCCCAACGATGCAGACCTGCTGTCCATCTGGATTGATGACGCCAAAGAGTCCAACGACCCGCACATCGTCTGCCATGTGTACGCAGCCGACAAAGACTGCGACCTGCTGGACCCAGTAGCCTGGGCAGCGGCCAACCCCGCCATTGGCAAGTTCCGGTCCCTGAAGGACGTAGAGGAGCAGGCCAAGCAGGCTGTCAGGATGCCGTCAGCAGAGGCAACCTTCCGCAACCTGGTTCTGAACCAGCGCGTGGAGGTCATCAGCCCGTTCATCTCTCGCGGAATCTGGCTGCTCAACAGCCAGGAGCCTGACGAATCGGCGTTCTACGAATGCCCGGTGTATGTCGGCCTCGACTTGTCGGCCAAAACCGACTTGACCGCCATGATGCTGGTCGCCTTCAAAGAAGGCCGCTGGCATGTCAGGACCACCGTCTGGACCCCCGAGAAGGGTTTGCGAGACCGCGCAAAGCGTGACCGGGCACCGTATGACGTATGGCACAAGCAAGGACTGATCCGAGCCGTACCCGGTGCCGCCATCGACTATGAGCTGGTGGCCAAAGACATTGCCGAGACCTTGGCAGAGTGCAACGTGCAAGCCGTCGCTTTTGACCGCTGGCGCTTTGACCTGCTCAAGAAAGAATTTGACAAGCTCGGGCTTGACCTGCCGCTGGTGCCATTTGGCCAAGGCTTCAAGGATATGGCCCCGGCCTTGGACTCGCTGGAGACCGTTTTGCTCAACGAGCAGATGGCCCATGGAGCCAACCCGGTGCTGACCATGTGCATGGCCAACAGTCGCGTTGAAAAAGACGCAGCCGGTAACCGAAAACTCAACAAAGCCAAAGCCACAGGCCGCATTGATGCGGCAGTCGCTCTGGCCATGGCCATGGGCGTCACACCCCAGATGGCCGAAACCGCAGAAGCTGATCTGTTCTTCGTATGAGCCTAATCACCGACCTCGCCGCGAAATTGTTTGGCGGCATCGGTGGGACAAGTGCGTCTGGAGAACCCCGCAACCTAACCGCCACTGAGCTGCATACGCTCATCAGTGGCTCGGGCGGTGGCGTCAGTGTGTCTGAGCAGACCGCCATGCAAGCCTCTGCGGTCTACGCCTGCGTGGGCCTCATCGGAGGGGCAGTTGCCTCGCTGCCGCTGCACCTCTACAAACGCACATCTGAGGGCCGGGAGCGGTACGACAACGACGTGTGGTGGCTGTTCAACGAGTCGCCATCGTCCTCATGGACGGCAGCATCTGCGTGGCAATACACCATGCAGAGCATCCTGCTCAAAGGCGACTCCTTCTGGCTCATTCAGCGTGGCCAAGGCGGCAAACCCATCGGGTTCAAGCCGTTCCACCCTGACATGGTGCAGGTCCGCGACGACCTGCTGGCCAACAAAACCCGTACCTACGTCTTCAACGATGGTGGCGACATATACGCCAAATATCCAGACGATGTGCTGCACTTCACCGGCATTGGGTATGACGGCAAACGCTCCCTGACACCCGTCCAGGCTGCACTTGGCTACGCTGCTGGCACCGCCATGGCCGCAGAGCAGTACGCCAACACCTTCTTCAAAGGTGGCGCACGGCCAGACCACGCCATTGAGGTGCCAGCAGAGGTCAAGCTGACCGCCGAGCAGAAAGAATTGCTCAAGACCACCTGGGGCCGTCAGCGCAACGCCTACGCCGACCAAGGCACAACACCTGTGCTGACTGGCGGCATGAAGGTTGTGCCTCTGTCCATGAACCTGGAGGACGCCCAGTTGCTGGAGTCCCGCCAGTACGGCACAGAAGAAATCGCCCGCATCTTTGGGGTACCGCCCCACATGATCGGCAAAACCGATGCCTCCACAAGCTGGGGCAGCGGCATTGAACAAATGTCCATCGGCTTTGTGCGCTACACCCTGCGCCGCCATCTGGACATGATCCAGCAGGAAGTCAACCGCAAGCTGTGGCCCCGTAGCCGCCTGTTCTTTGCGGAGTTCAACACCGACGCCCTGTTGGAAGGCGACTCCAAGTCGCAAGCAGAGTATTTCACCAACGCCCTTGGAGGTCCTGGCTCACAAGGCTGGATGACCATCAACGAGGTCCGCAAGTTGAAAAACCTGCCGCCCTTGGCCGAAGGCGACCAAATCATCATCTCCGGTGCTGCACCACAGCAACCGGCAGATCAACTCAACAGTGGAGGGCAGTGATGCACCCCTATCTGACCCTCTTAGCCAAGAACAAAGGTGTAGGCCAGTTCAAGGCCGAAAAAACCCCGGAATCCGCGACTATCTACCTGTATGACGCCATCGTCAGCAGCGACATGGAAGCCGAGTATTACGGTGGCGTGGCTCCAAAGGCGTTCATCGCTGAACTGAAAGCCATTGACGCACCCATCATCAACCTGCGCATCAACAGCCCCGGTGGATCGGTGTTTGCCGCCCGCGCCATGGAGCAAGCCATGCGCGAACACAAAGCCAAGATCGTGGCTCATGTGGACGGGTACAGCGCCAGCGCAGCATCGTTCCTGATGATGGCCGCTGACGAAATCGTCATGGCTCCCGGAGCAATGGTGATGATCCACAAAGCCTGGACAGTGGCCTATGGCAACGCAGACGACTTGCGCTCACAGGCAGACCTGCTGGAGAAGATCGATGGAACACTGGTTGATACATATGCTGCCCGTACCTCCAAAGACCCAGCAGAAATTGCTCAGTGGATGGCTGCGGAGACATGGTTTACCGCAGACGAGGCAGTCGCTGCCGGTTTAGCTGATCGCAAGTCGGAAACCGGCGCAAAAGCCGAAACCAAGTGGGATTTGAGCGCCTACGCCAACGCCCCCAAGCAGCCTGAACCGGAACCCACACCGGCCAAGCCCTCATTTGACAAGGACGCGGCCCTTCGTCGGCTGGAAGTCCGCACCCGAATCTGATCGCTCCCGCGACGGATAGCGCCCGCTTCATGCGGGCGTTTTTGTTTGTACCCATCCTTTGAAGGAAACCCAAATGCAAAGCATCCAAGCATTGCGGGAGCAACACGCCTCCCTCGCTTCCCAAACCCGTGAACTCGTCGAAAAGCACAACGGCGATTGGACCGGTGACAACCAAGCCAAATACGAAGCCTCTCTGGCCGACCTCGACAAGGTGAAAGCCCAGATCGAACGCGCCGAAAAGGCTCTGGAACTGGCTGCTGACCGCGCTGTTGAGAACCAAGCTGCTGAAGGCAAAGAGCGCAAAGTGCGTGACGTTGGCCGCGAACTGTTTGCCAAGTACCTGCGTGGCGGTGACAAAGCTCTGTCCGCTCAGGATTGGGCTGACGTTCGCGCCACCATGTCCACCACAACCACCACAGAAGGCGGCTACACCGTTCCTGTGGACGTTGCTTCCAGCATCAACGATGTTCTGAAAGCCTACGGCGGTGTCCGCTCTGTTGCCAACGTCATCAGCTCCAGCCAAGGCAATGACATCAACTTCCCCACTTCCGATGGCACATCTGAAGTTGGTGAACTGATCGGCCAGAACACCACCGCCACCGCTGCTGACCCATCGTTCGGCGTGGTCACACTGAAAACCTACAAGTTCAGCTCCAAGATTGTTGCCGTTCCTTACGAACTGCTGCAAGACTCCAACGCTGACATTGAAGGCTTCATCGCCCGCCGCCTGGGTGAGCGTCTGGCTCGTATCGAGAACCAGATGTTCACCACCGGCAACGGCTCCACACAGCCTAACGGCGTGGTCACCGCCTCTGTGGCAGGCAAGGTCGGCGCTACTGGCCAGACAACCACCGTCATCTTTGACGACCTGGTTGACTTGGTTCACAGCCTGGACCCAGCCTACCGCGCTGGCGCTGTCCGCTTCATGATGAACGACGCCACCCTGAAAGTGGTGCGCAAGCTGAAGGACACCGCAGGCCGCCCCATCTTCATGCCTGGCTATGACGGCATGGGCGGTGCAATGGGTGACCAGTTGCTGGGCTACGGCATCACCATCAACCAAGACATGGCTACGCCTGCCGCCAACGCCAAGTCCATCCTGTTTGGTGACTTTGGCCGCTACACCATCCGAGATGTGATGGGCATGACCCTGTTCCGCTTTGAGGACAGCGCCTATGCCAAGCTGGGCCAAGTCGGCTTCCTGGCATGGATGCGTACCGGTGGTCAGCTGACAGATGCCGGTCAGTGCATCAAGTCATACGCACACAGCGCAACCTGATGATGTTCAAGCCCCTGCCCAAAGCGGGGGCTTTTTAGATCACCCGGAGAGACACATGGCAACCCGCAAGAAAACCGACGAAGTAGAAGGCTTGGCACTGGTGGACATTCCCGCCATTGACGCCAAGTGCGGCCAGTGGCTGGTACTGCCAGCCGAACAAGCTGCCGCCCTGGAAGCAGCTGGCGAGTTCGACCCAAAAGCCAAAAAGCCCGAGTAACCCATGCTCATCGCCCGCCGCACCACCCAGCCCGCCGAGGAGCCGATCACGCTGGCAGAAGCAAAGCTGCATCTGCGCGTGGACCACTCCGACGAAGACGCCTACATCACGGGCCTCATCACGGCTGCTCGGGTCATGTGCGAACAACGCACCGGGCGTACCCTCATCACCAGCGGCTGGACTGTCCGAGCCGATGATTTCGCTGCAACCCTGGAGCTGCCGTACCCACCACTGGTATCCGTCACAAGCGTGTCCTATGTGGATGTGTACGGCGCTACGCAGACCGTCAGCAGCACCGACTACCGGGTGGACACCCACAACGAACCCTGCCGGGTTGTGCCCGTGACCGAGTGGCCCATTGCCGATGACCGCATCAACAGCGTCACGGTGGTCTACACAGCCGGTTACGGCAACGCAGCGGCAGTGCCAATGCCCCTCAAGCAGTGGATGCTGCTGGCCATTGGCGATATATACGAAAACCGCACAGCGTCTGACCGCCCCATGGGCACCGCAGCGCCAACGGCCAGCGTTCCCCACAGCTTTGTGGATGGCTTGTTGTCTGCCTATCGCGTGGAGCTGCTGTGAAACCCGGCACGTTGAACCGCCGTTGCGTCCTCCAAGCCCGCTCCAGCGGTGTGGACGCCGTGGGTCAACCCGTCGAGACATGGACCGCTGTCACCAGCTTCTGGGCCAACATCAAGTTCACCAGCGGCGTTGAGTCCATCAAATCCGAGAAGGTCACCGAAACCCGCAAAGCCAGCATCCGGGCGCGTTACGCCCTTGCCGCAATGGCAGACGTTGGAATGCGCGTGGTGTCCGGTGGCGTCACCTACGGCATTGAGTCGCTCCAGCCTGACGAAGCAGGCCGCGACCATGTTGACTTGGTGTGCGAGGTCGTCAAGTAATGGCCCGCGACACCGGCATTGCCACAGTCACCATCAAGGCCGACACCTCTGGAATTGACCGCTTCATCTCCGGTCTTGGCAACGCACTCACCGAACACGCAGCAGCAGTTGCCGCTGCCGGTGCAAAGGTCGTCTACGACGAAGTGAAGAAAAACGTAGGTCAGATTGGACGCAAGTCGGGCAATCTGGACCGCTCCATCTACCGAGTCCTGTCCGAGAGCAAAAGCAACCGGGCGGCAGGCAAGGTGATGTACCACGTCAGTTGGAACTACCGCAAAGCACCGCACGGGCGGCTGCTGGAGTGGGGATGGTGGCAACGCTACCAGACGCTGACCGGAAAGAACGGCCAGTGGTACACCGCAGTCAGGCCCGGTATGAAGGGTAAGAAAAAGCCCAGCCGCAGAGCATCGCAGGCCGTCAAAGACGCCTACTACGTCCCGCTGGCCGGTGGCCCAAAGTTCCGTCCTGGCTTTGCCTTCCTTCGCCGCGCTCAATCTGCATTCCCTCGCGCTGTTGCCGCGATGGAAGCTGAACTGGCCAAGAAACTGGGGCAGCTATGAGCCTTGAAACCGACCTCTACACCGTACTGAGCGGCTTGTGCCCTCGCGTCTACCCAGACGCAGCACCCGCCAGCACCGCAACGCCATATATCACCTGGCAGCAAATCGGTGGTGACGCCTTCACCTATGTGGAGGGTTCGCTGCCAGATCGGCGCAATGCCCGTATCCAGATCAACGTCTGGGACAAATCCCGCATCGCCTCCACCACGCTCATGCTCCAAGTCGAGCAAGCCATCTGTGCTGCAACCCAGTTTCAGGGCCGTGTTGACAGCGCCCACCTGGCCACGTTTGACGACGACACAGACCTGCGTGGATGTATGCAGGACTTCAGCATTTGGGCGCTCAGGTAAGCACCTGACACCCGACCAGTAAAGCCCCGTAACAGGGGCTTTTTTCATGCCCGTTTCGGGCAAGACAACCGCCCCGACTAAGGGGCTTTTTCATTCCCGAAAGGAACTCAAATGGCACAGGTACCAACCGGGGCAACCTTCTATGTTGCCTCCACCATCGCGGCAGCTAAGACTGTCACCGCCGTCACCAACGCCTCCGAGGCAGTGGTTTCTTCCACCGCCCACGGCTACTCAAACGGAGATGTGGTCATCATGTTCTCTGGCTGGGGCCGGTTGAACAAACGCGCATTCCGCATCAAGTCGGTGACGACTGACGCCTTCACCCTGGAAGGTGCAGACACCACCAACACCACGTTCTACCCCAGCGGCACAGGCGTTGGCACCGTGCAGAAGATCAGCGCCTTCACGCAGATCACCACTGTGATGAACCCCTCAAGCTCTGGCGGTGAACCAAAGACCGTGAACTACAAGTTCATCGAGTCGGACGTTGAGTACAGCATCAACGATGGCTTCACAGCCACCAGCTACACGCTGGAACTGGACGCTGACTCCATCGGCTCCGCTGGCTACACAGCCCTGAAGACTTTGACTGAAGTCCAGACTGACACCGTTCTGAAGATCGTTACCCGCTCTGGCTCCATCAACTTGGTGCCTTGCACGGTGGCCCTGAACGAAGTGGTACGTATGCAAGACGGCCAGATCAACCGTGTCAACGCCAGCTTCAACGGCAACAACCGCGCCGTTCGCTACGCATCGTAATTTTTGGTTCTCCACCCCTGCCGGGGTGCACCCCACTTCGGCAGGTTTTCAGCCCGCAGGTCGCTCCTGAGCACGGGCCTTTTTCCCCAAAAGAAAGCAAACCATGGCCAAGATCGTCCTGGGCAAGCGCCCAAAGAATTTCAAGCGTTCCATCAAAGTTGACCTGCCAGAAGGCGGCACTGGTGAGGTGGAGGTGTCCTTCATCTACCGCACCCGCACAGAGTTCGGCCAGTTCATCGACGCGATGATGGACGACGCAGGCGTCAAGCAGACCGGGCAGACAGATGAAGAACAGAAGTTCTCGCTGGAGCAGGCTCTGGTCAAGACCCGCGAAGCCAATGCCGACTACATCATGAAAGTGGCTGACGGCTGGAACTTGGAATCTGAGTTCAGCCGCGACACCGTGGCCCAACTCTGCGACGAACTCCCTGGCGTTGCCATGGAAATCATGAACGTCTACCGAGCCGCCATCACCGAAGGACGCTTGGGAAACTGAGAGCCGCAGCAGCGGCGCTCTACGAAAAACTGCCAACACCGGAGGAGCTTGAAGCCTCCGGGTTCACGTTGGAGGACTTCCTGACCGACCCCGTTGAAGTCTGGCCTGAAAACTGGCTCCCTGTCACGTTGTTCTGCGACATGAATACCCAGTGGCGTACCGGCATGGCTGGTGCTACTGGGCTTGACTACAACGTCCTGTTCCGTCTGTTGGACGAAGCAGGACTCACTGGTGCCGATTGGCGCGAAACCCTCGACTCCATCAGAACGATGGAGATTGAAGCCCTGGAGCAGATGCGCAAATGAGCGACTTGACCAACCCACATGTCCAACTTGAAGTTGGCGTCGATGTATCTGGAGCGAAAGCGGGGATGCAGGGGTTGGGCCAAGAGGCCGACAAGCTGAAAAAGAAGCTGTCCGAGCCGCTTCCGCAGCAGTCCAGCGACACCCCAACTGTCACCAATCCGATACCGGATCGCACTGCGGAAAAAGTAGCCCGTCAGACCGGCTCCATAATCTCCCAGATTCAGCGCCTCACTGCTGAAATCCAATCTGCTGGGCAATCCAGCAAGCGCATTGAAATCCTCGCCGGGCTGCGTGGGCTGGATACCAACGGCCCCGAAATCAAGAAAGCTCTTGATGGCCTGAAAGCCGCTGAAGCAGGCATGACAAACCTTGGCACGTCAGCCAAGGCAACGTCAGCCGCCATGCGACAGGTTCCAGCTCAGTTCACCGACATTGTGGTTAGCTTGCAGGGCGGGCAAAACCCTCTTACTGTGCTGCTCCAGCAGGGCGGCCAGTTGAAGGATGTATTCGGCTCTGCTGGCGAAGCCGCAAAGGCCATGGGCAGCTACATTGCTGGACTGGTCAATCCGTTCAGCGTATTGGCCGTTGCCGCCGCAGCGTTCGGCTCCGCCATCTACAAAGGCGCTCAAGAGTCCTCCGAGTTCAACAAGACTCTCATCCTCACCGGCAACCAAGCAGGGGTGACCGCAGGACAGTTGATGCTGATGGCTCAATCCATCGACAGCGTTGCAGGCACTCAGGGCAACGCAGCCGATGTGCTGAACCAACTGGCTGCAACTGGCAAAGTAACCGGGTCATCACTGCAAGGCGTGGCCTCCGCCATCATCCAAATGGAGCGCGCCGGTGGTCCTGCTGCCAAAGAGATGGTCAAAGCCTTTGCCGAACTGGGCAAAGACCCATTGCAGGCCAGCCTGAAGCTGAACGAGCAGTACGGCTACCTCACGGCGGCCACGTACACGCAGATTAAGGCGCTGGTAGAACAGGGTAAGGTAACTGAAGCCGTCACACTGGCGCAAAATGCGTTCTCTGACGGATTCCTTGGCAAAGCACCTGAGATGGAGAAGCAGCTTGGATACTTGGAGCTAGCTTGGCGCGGTGTCGGTGATGCAGTCAGCAAGACCTGGGACAAGATGAAGTCCATTGGGCGTACTGAATCTGTGGAGACACAGAATGCCGCCATCGGTGACACCATTGCCAAGTTGGAAAAGAATATCGCCGCTAGAAAAGCGGGAGGATACGACACACAGCTTCTCGACGCAGAACTGGCCAAGCTGAAAGAGCGGCAGTCCATCCTGCAATCCGACGCCCGCTTGATGAAATCGGCAGCGGAGACACAAGCCGAACAAGTCCAGTTGACCAAGAAGAAAGCTGAATGGGACAAGCAAGGCGAGGCTTTTCAGACCAAGCAAGAGCAGATGCGGAAAGAGGTCTTGCGGGCCGAAACTGAGGGTCAAGTATTGGTCAATGCGGGCCTTATGACGGAAAAAGAACTCCGGGATCGCATCCAGAACATTCGCAACAAGTTCGTCGAAAGCACAGGCCAAGATGAAGTGGCCCAAATCAAGGCAAGAACCGAGTCGCTCAAGCAAGACCTCGCTTTGATGCAGCAATACGGTGTTGGCATCGAAACGATCACCGAGGCAGAGAAAAAGGCCAACACCGTCCGAGAGCAGATCGCAACGGTATCCATGACATCTACGGCCAAAGCCCAAAAGATGCGGGCGCTGGCGGCTCTGGAGGATCAGGTGGCCGTCGAGAGGGCCATCACCCGTGAAAAAGCCCGAATGGAGATGGATAAGCAGATTGCCGTCGAGCAAGCCAAGACGGTTGACGCTGCGTACCAATCCGCCGACGCCATCACCAAGCAGGCCATGGCGCAGGAAGCCTCCAATGCCGTACAGGGCAAAGGTACTGTGGCCGTGGCTGAAATGACGCTACAGCGTAAAGAGGAGCGTCTTGAGTTGCTGAAGCGGCTTGGACTTACGGGCGATTACACCGCTGCGCTTGAGGAGGAGATAGCTGCTCAAAAGCGGTTTGTCGATGCGCTGAAAGACGCCGACTATAAGAATATGAATGCTCGTACTGACGAGCTTCTGCGGTCCGCTAAAGAACAGCAAAAGATATACCAAGACGAGCTTCAACTGACCGGGCTAACGACACTGGAGCGCAACAAGTTGGTGGCTTTGCGCCAAGTGGAAATTAAGTACGCCAAGGAATTGGCTGACCTCGATAAGTCCAGCCTATCGGCTGAAGAAAAGGCCGTACAGCGCCAAAAGATTGAAGAAGCTAAACGGGTCGAGTCCTCGGCGGCTACCGGCAAAGTCATACAGGCCGAGTACGAACGTGTGGCCAATCAGATTGAACAAAGCCTCACCGACGCCCTCATGCGCGGCTTTGAATCCGGCAAAGGCTTCGCGCAAAACCTGCGCGATACCGTGGTCAACATGTTCAAAACCCTGGTGCTCAAGCCCGTTATCCAGGCGGTGATCAACCCAGTGGCAGGCGCCATCACTGGCGCTTTGGGCCTGGCTGGCACAGCCAACGCGGCAAGCGCAGCGGGCGGGAGCGGCCTTTCTGGCCTCATGTCTGGTGCCAGTGCGCTCAGCGGTGCCAGCTCGTTTGGCAGTGGCTTGGCCTCTGGCCTCACGGCCTGGGGTGAAGGCGGCTCCGTCATGGGCTTGCTCGAAGGCGGCAGCAGTCTGTTTGCAGGCGGAACGGCCAACGGCCTGGGCCTCATTGCCGGTGCAGCGGGACCCATCATTGCAGGACTTGCCGCCATCAAAATGCTGGCCGGGTCAGACACCAGCGGCACCATGCACACCGGCGGCCTCGCCCAATACAGTGCAGCCGGTGGCCTGCAAACCAGCACCACCCACGGCGCATTCGGCATGGGCTTTGGTGGGGTTGACTACGGCAAAGCAGGCACCGATGTGGCCGCAGGCTTTGCCAAAGGCATTGCCACCATGCTCGACAGCGTGGCCGTCACATTCGGCAAAAAAGCAGGCTACAACGTGGCCACAGCCTTTGCTGACGACACGTCAAAAGACGGCGCCTGGGGCGGCCTGCTCATTAAAAACGCTGCTGGCCAATCGGTGCTGAACTGGAACGACACACGCACCAGCAAGTGGGCACCTAAAGAGTTTGCAGACGGCCAGGCAGGCGCTGCCCAATACGCGGCTGCCGTGGCGCAAGACGTGGCCGGTGTCATCAAAGGCATGGGCTTACCTGAATGGGCCATGCGCTTTGCCAACGCCATTCCAGCTACCGCCACGCTGGATGAACTCACCGCCGCCATGGCGCAAATTTCGGCCTACCCAGGCCAGCTGCTGCAGCAGTTCGGCACCAGCCGGGATGCCCTGGTGCAGCAATTCACCACCGGACTCATGAGTGGCGATGCCCAGGCCGCAGGCCAAACTGTGGCCGACACCCTGGTGGCCAGCATCGAGCAGGCCATGGTGGGCAATGCCGCCGGGCAGATTTTCGACATTGTGAACACCGGCATCGTCACCCCCATGCTCGATGCCATGCTGACCGGCCAGGCCCTCACTCAAGCCGCCACCGATGAGCTGCTGCAACAAACGGTAGACCGTGCCGTGGCTGCTGCCAGTGCGCTAAGCCAAGTCATGGCCAGCCCGGCATTCACCGCAGCGCTGGCTACCATCAAAACCGCCACGGCCAGTGCGCTCGGCTCAGCCGGTGCCGCCTACACCTATAAGCCCACATACCAGCTGGCCAGTGCTACATCGGCCGCTGCCAAAGCGCAGGAAGATGCTGCCGCTGCAGCAAAAGCCGCCGCCGCTGCGCAAGAGGCCTACAACTCCGCTCTGCGGGATGCACAAAGCAAGCTGGCATCCGCCCAGCAGGCGGTTGATTCAGCCTATCAGTCCGTCCTGTCCGTCCAAGGGCAGGCCACCAGCAACTACTTGTCAGCCCTGGATGATGTGGCCAGCGCACAAGAGCGCGTGAATGATGTGTTGCGCCAGCAATACCAAACAGCGCTGGACAACGCCAAAGCCCTGCGAGACATGGGCCAAAGCCTGCGCGACTTCGTGGCTGGTGAAACCGGCAGCGCCCAGCAAGCCTTCCAGCAAGTGCTGTCCCGCGCATTGGCTGGCGACCAAGAAGCCATGCGCAACCTGCCGCAAGCGGCCACCAGTGCCAACACACTGCAGCAATCCACCGCAGCCACGGCAGCGGATGCCCGCTTGGCTCAAGCCAAAATCATGGCCGATGTGCTGCGGGTGGCCGCCATGGCCTCTTCCACGCCAGACCCATCCGCCCCCAACATCCCAGCCGCGCTGGACGACTTAGCCAAAGCCCAGGCAGACTTGGCCAAGTCACAATCCACCCTGGCCAGTTCATTGGCCGTGGCCAATGCCATTGGGGCACCTCTCACACAAACAGTTACCAGCCTGGTTGCTCAGTACCAAGAAGCCATGGGCAAGCTCACGGCCAGCCAGGCCGACTTGGCCGCCAGCCAGGCCGCACTGGGTGCTATTGCCACCAACACCGCAGCCACGGGCACCAACACGGCAGCCACGGCCACATCGGTGGGCAATGTGGTGCTCAACACCGGGGTGCTCACCACCATTGCATCCAACACCGATGCCCTGCAAAACGGCATCACCGCCTCGTTTGACTCCAACGACCCCATGCGCAGCGTGTGGGAGGCTATTCGTGTGCAAACCGCCACCTCGGCTTTCTACCTGGAAGACGCAGGCAACAAGCTCAACGCCATTCAGTATTACCTTGGCGAATCCTTCCGGGGTAGCGGAAGCCTGCAAATTCGCGGCGCCACCACGGCATTTGCAAAGGGCGGTGTGTTCACCAACAGCGTGGTCAGCAGCGCCACACCATTCAACATGGGCCTCATGGGAGAAGCCGGGCCCGAGGCCATCATGCCCCTGCGCCGGGGTGCCGATGGTTCGCTTGGCGTCATGGCACAAATGCCCAACTGGGGCCAGTATGGCCGTGCTGAAGGCATGGGCGCTGTGGTGGCCGAAATGCGGGCAATGCGGGCCAGCAACGAAGCCCTGCGCAGCGACAACCAAGCACAAGCCCAAGCCATGGTGCAAATGCAGCAAGAGCTGCTGCGCCTGCACAAGCGGTGGGAATCCACCGGCCTGCCAGAAACACGGGTGGTTGCATGAGCCAAAGCCTCAAAGTCATCAAAAGCCTGGCAGTTACAGATTCCATCCTAACTGCCACCAACGTCACCGAGGCCGACTACGCCGTATGGGCTGCTGGCACCACCTATGCGCTGGACGCGCGCGTCATCAAATCACACAAAGTGTGGCAAAGCCTGCAAGCGGGCAATGTGGGGCAAGACCCATTGCTGCAGCCTACATGGTGGGTGGAAGTCGGCCCCACCAACCGGTGGAAGTGCCTGGACCTGTCCAGCACCACCCAAACGGCGCTGAGTGCCAACAGTTACTACGAATTCACACCCGGCCAAGCCATCAACGGCGTGGCCCTGGTGAATGTTGCCAACATTGGCACCGTGCGCGTGCGCCTCACAGACCCGGACTTTGGCGTGGTGTACGACCAAACCACCTCGCTCGGCGGTGTACCCACGCAGGCCAATTGGTACGCCTGGTTTTTTGATACACGGGTGCAGCAAACCGCCTTTGTGGCTACCGACCTGCCCAGCTACCCCAACGCCGTGCTGCGCATCGACCTGGGCAGCGGAAGTGGCGGGCTGGTGGGTGCACTCATCATTGGCCAGGTGCGCAGCATGGGCCTTGGTATTCAGCAAGGCGCCCGCCTGGGCATTCAAGACTATTCGCGCAAAGAGCGCAACGACTGGGGCGACACCGTGCTTGTGCAACGCGCCTACGCCAAGCGCCTGCAACTCAACACCCTGGTTCCCAGCGATGAGCTGGACAACGTGTACCGCACCCTGGCCGAAATGCGGGCCAGCCCCTGCCTGTGGATTGCTTCCACCCGATACGCATCGCTCACCGTTTTTGGCTTTTACCAAGACTTCGAAATCAACATCCAGTACGCAGCCTATGCGGACTGCAGCCTCACCATTGAAGGGCTCACATAAATGGCCATTGCTGTCACATTCAACCCGCCTTCGCCGTCCGACACGCCGGAGGTGTTCAATACCAAGGCTTTTGCCACGCTGGGCGACCTGAACACCTGGAGCACCCAGGCCAATTCCCTGGCCACCGCCGTTTCGGCCAGCGAGTCTGCTGCTGCCGCATCTGCATCCACCGCAGGTACATCAGCCAGCACAGCCACAACAAAAGCCAGCGAAGCATCAGCATCGGCCACCGCCGCAGCGGGGAGTGCTACCGGTGCATCGGGCAGTGCCACATCAGCGTCCAACAGCTTCACGGCCATGGATATTCGCTACCTGGGCGCAAAAACGGCAGACCCATCCACCAACAACACAGGCGGCGCATTGGCCGCCGGTGCCCTGTACTGGAACACCACCAGCAACCTCATGCGCGTATACAACGGCAGCGCATGGCAAAACACAGCGGCCACAGCCACAAGCGTAACGGCCAGCCAAATTTCCGACAGCACCGCCACCGGGCGCAGCGTGCTCACCGCAGCAGACGCAGCAGCAGCCCGCACAGCCATCGGCGCGGGAACTGGCAACGGCAATGGGGATGTAACCCTGGCAGGTACTCAGACGCTCAGTAACAAAACCCTTTCGGCGCCTGTGGTGACTGACTACACCGAAACAACGTATTCAGCCAACACAGGTAGCGCCTACACCATTAGTCTGAGCAATGGGACGGTGCAGAAATTGACTCTCACTGCCAACTGCACCTACACATTTCCCACCCCTGTGGCGGGAAAGAGCTTTTTGCTCAAGCAAATGCAAGATGCAACAGGTAGTCGCACCGCCACTTGGCCCGCAACGGTGAAGTGGCCTGGAGGAACGGCCCCCACCATCACTGCCACGGCATCAAAGGGGGACAAGTTTTTTTTCCACTGCCTTGACGGCGCGTACTGGGAAGGCTCAGTTGGCGGTCAGGCTTACGCATAAGGGGTGGGAATGTTTGCAGCAAATGCCTCATCCGCAGCATCTGTATCGGTGGCTCCAGGACAAGTTGCTTACGTATCTTCCGGCACCTATTCATGGACTGTTCCTGCCGGAGTGACCAGCGTTTGTGTTGTGTGCGTAGGGCCGGGTGAACCCGCCTACGGCTCAGGCACTGACCCCGGCTACTCAGGGCGAGGCGGAGGACTTTCATACGGAAACAACATCACGGTGACTCCGGGATCATCTATTTCAATAGTGGTCGGATCGAGTGCATCTGGAAACCGAAGCTACTTCAATAGCACGTCAGTCTTATTCGCCGGAATTGGCACAGATGTTGGCGGTGCGGCTCGCAACGGCGGTGGCAACGGGGGAGCTGCGCAGGCCCCCGTTGACCGTGGCGACGGCTATTTTAATGCCTCCGGTGGCAGCGGTGCTGGGGGGTACTCAGGGAACGGTGGAATTGGCGGGTCTGGATACGGTGTCTCAGGGAACGGTGGAATTGGCGGGTCTGGCGGAGGCGGCGGTAATGACTGGGGGTCACGATCTGCGACTAACGGAGGCGGAGTTGGAATTCTTGGTCAAGGGTCCAACGGTACTGGTGGAGCATCTGGGTACAACGGAGGAACAACCCCCGGTGGGGCAGGCTCAGGGGGTTCCGGTGTGAATTATGGAGGAGGTGCCGGAGCGCCGCTGGTCGGTATAGCTTACGGTGGAAACGGAGCAGTGCGAATTATTTGGGGAGCCGGAAGGGCATTCCCATCAACCAATACAGGGGATATGTGATGTGGTTTAAACCGTCAACTCAAAAAGTTTTTGGTACACACTGGGAGATTCGTGCGGACTTTCCGCAAACATCTTTTCCATCTGAATTAACAGATGCTGTGTTAGAAAGTATCGGGGTCTACCCAATGGTTGGAAATGCTCCGGCATTTGATCCAGACCTGCAAACCCTAACCGTCACAGGGGCTACACAGGTTGATGGTCAGTGGCAAGCCACCTACGACGTACAGGCCAAGCCTCTAACGCAAGATCAAATCAACGCTATTTACATCGCTCGGTTTGACAAAGCCCTGAAAGACCACCTAGACGCCACAGCGCAGGCTCGACGCTGGGATAGTCGTATCACACTGGCGGTGCGGGCCGGGTACCCTAACCCGTGGCAACAAGAAGCCATTTCCTTTGGAACGTGGATGGACTCCTGCAACGCGTTTGCGTACACGCTCATGGCTGAGGTTCAAGCGGGCACACGACCACTGCCTGCAACGACACAAGAGCTGATCGACGCTCTGCCCGTGATGGTGTGGCCCGCATGAACGAACTGAAGCGCCGCCTGCTGAATGTGGCCATTAGCATCGACCAATTGGCATGGGTGCTACTCACGCTGGGCAATGGCAGCCCAGATGAAACCATCAGTGCAGCCCTTTGGCGCATGGAGCAGCAAGGCAAGAGGGCAGGGCGGTGGTTTCGCCCGGCGGTGGATGGTTTGTTCAGGCCATTTGAGCGGGACCACTGCCACCAAGCGTACCTATCCGAATTTAGAAAACTGCAACTTCCAGGGAGCTACCGCGATGGATTCACCACCGCCAACTCAGCCACCACTCATGATCTCAGTTAACGGCTACACCGGGCCAGAACGCCGCAGCGAATTTCGCTTGTGGCGTGAAAAGGTAGACCACTCCCTGCATGGCCTTCGGATGGACATTGACGGCGTGAAAACCGACACCGCCGAGCTGGTCAGCCTTATGCACTCCGTCCAAGGCGCATTCAAAGTTTTGGACATGATCGGTAAGCTCGCCAAGCCTCTTGGTGCCATCGTCATGCTGTGTGTGGCCATTGCATCCATGTTTTCCGCGCTAAAGGGCGGCGGGCACATCAAGTGAGGTGACACATGGCTGATTTCCTTCCGGCTTTCGAAAAGACCCTTGTCAACGAAGGTGGCTACCATCTCACCAACATCAAGTCAGACCGGGGAGGTCAGACGTATGCTGGCATTGCACGCAACCCAAACCCGCAATGGGCTGGATGGTCTTACATCGACCATGGCGATACACCGCCTGCTGAAATGGTGCGTGTGTTCTACCGCCAAAACTTCTGGGAGCCGTTGGGACTGACAGCAATCAGTAGCCAGCAGGTAGCCCAAACTATCTATGACTTTGCGGTGAATGCAGGCGCGGGCACTGCTGCAAAGCTGGCTCAAATCGTTGCAGGCACCACGCCAGACGGCAAGATCGGACAGATCACCACGGCCAGCATCAATGCCATGAGTGGCGAGCTTTTCTGTGCTCGGTATGCACTGGCAAAGCTGGCTCGGTATGAGCAGATCGTCAGCAGAAACAAAGAGCAAGGAAAATTTTTGCTTGGGTGGCTGCGTCGCACATTGAAAGAGGCCACAGCATGAACTTGAACCCTATCGCGGGCATCATCGAAGCCGTTGGTGGCGTGGCGTCTGACCTGATCACCACCGACAAAGAGCGCCTGGCCGCTGAGATTGAGATGAAGAAGCTCGATCAAGCCATCGACATGGCGCAAATCGATGTCAACAAAGAGGAAGCCAAAAGCCAGAGCGTGTTTGTGGCCGGGTGGCGGCCTGCCATTGGCTGGACATGCGGGCTCGCCTTTGCTTACGCTGCGGTCTTTGAGCCTATGTTGCGCTTCGCTGCTCAAGTGTGGTTTGGGTACTCCGGGACGTTTCCAGCGATTGACACAGACTTGACCATGCAGGTTCTGTTTGGCATCTTGGGCCTCGGAGCGTTGCGAACGGCTGAAAAGGTCAAGGGCGTGAGTCAGTGATTTACTACTGCTGGATGCCGTTGGTTTGGTGGTGGGTTGTCACCGGGTAAAATCCAACACAACGCGCAGACCTTCGGGTCTGTTTTCTTTTGTGGTTCCCTCGGTTTTCCCCCGGATTTAACACCTTCTCCTATGAAGGTCGATTCCGGCCCGAGGCACCAGTTGCTTGTTTCTTGCGTTTACCTGACGCAAACGGAAGTAAACGTTCATAGGGAAAACAGAGGTTCGGTTGGTGTAAAGTTTGCAAAGCGTAAACGCACAGCACCAAAACACCCCCCGAATTTCTCACGGATTTTCCCCCGATGGCCACGCCAACCAAGACAGCGCAGGGAACGTGGCGCATCCAGATTGAGATCAAAGGTGTGCGCGACAGCGCGACATTTACCACCAAGCGTGAGGCTGTGGATTGGGGGCAGCGGCGCACCCTGGAACTGCGTGACTCCCGTCCAGCAGGACAGAAAACCACCTTGCGCGAGGTCATGCGCCGATACGCCACCGAGGTTTCACCCGGCAAGCGGGGTAAGCATTGGGAGTTGGTGCGCCTGCAAGCGTTCGAGTCTCACCCGCTGCCACTGGATAAGCCAATTTCTGAGTTGACCCCCGTTCACCTGTCAGCATGGCGCGATGCCAGGATGCAGGAAGTATCCAGAGGGTCTGTGCTGCGTGACATTTCCCTGCTGTCCAGTGTGCTGGAGACGGCAAGGCGCGATTGGGGTCTGATCCAAGCCAACCCGATGCGGGATGTTCGCAAACCAGCACAGCCGGGTCACCGGGAGCGGATCATTTCATTGGGGGAAATTTGCGGGATGTTGCGGGCGCTTGGCTATGAGCGGGAGCGGGTGACAACGGTCAGGCAGTCGGTTGCTCAGTGCTTCCTTCTGGCTCTGTCAACTGGGATGCGGGCGGGGGAGTTGTGCGGTCTGGGGTGGAGCGATGTGTTTCAAACGCATGTTCACCTGACGATGACCAAAAACGGAAAGTCGCGGGATGTTCCGCTGACTCCGGTGGCGCAGCGCATCGTGCGCAGGATGCGAGGCTGGGATGATGTGTCTGTCTTTGGCTTGACTCCTCAGACGCTGGACGCGATGTTCAGAAAGTACCGGGACAGGTCTGGGCTGTCCGGGTTTGTGTTCCATGACGCAAGACACACAGCCGCAACGCGATTGGCGAAGCAGCTGCATGTTCTTGAGCTTTGCAAAGTCTTTGGGTGGAGTGATCCAAAGATGGCCATGGTCTATTTCAATCCAGACGTTACCGATCTGGCGCAGAAGCTGATTCCCAAGCAATAACGTCAGCCAGGAGCCAACGCCCAAGCGGGTCAGGCCGGGGGAAATTCCGATCCTCTGCCAGCTTGCGGGTAACGCTGTTGGGGTGGATGCCAAGACGCTGGGCCAACTCCTTGCGGGTCAGCCTCGCGCCCTGCGTCTGGGCCAGTGTGATGACAGCCTGGGTCAGCATGTCTATCCGTGAGAGTAGGGCGGCTTCAGTCACTTCAACGCCTCATCCAGAGCTTTGATTGCGTCATCAGCAAGGCAGCTATTGATTGAATCAACTATGTATGGGTTCTTCAGCGCATCCAACGCCTGCTGCATCACCTCCCTGTGATTGGGCAACGGCTCCCGGCGTGGTGGGGCTTCCTGAAGCTGTCCAATGTCGCTGACCTCCTGAAGCGCATACGCACGTTTAAGACCATCTTGCAAACCTTTCTGATACCCGGCGTCATAAGGCTCCCAGCTTTCGCAGTCGCAGACATAACGGCCTGCTGAGTGGCTGCCGTTGCGGTCAACCCCATGCGGTGCCTTTGGGTGCGGGTTGCACACAGGCTCAGACTGCTCAGGCTCTGCCAGTGCTGCTTTCAATGCGGAAATTGCCTTATCCATATCGTCAAAGTGCTCACCCCAGCCTTCCACCATTCGAGCATTGGCACATCCTTCAACGTACTTTGTCGAGGCAATCAGTGTGGCGATAGCCTGCTCAGCGGCTTTACGTAGATCACTCATCATTCACTCCAATTCAACTGATTTGAGAGCGCCCGAAACTCTGTTCAGAGCCTCCCGGAGTCTGCTGTTTTCTTCGGCCAGAGCGTGGTTTGCTCTGCGCAACACTTCGGCGTCTGTTGGTGTGCAGCCAGTAGGCATCAGCTTCATGATTTTGTGCGGGTTGGTTGGCATGCCATGCCTGATGAGAGCTTTGCGGACTGCCCCAGCGGTAACGCCAAACTGGTCGGCAATCTGCTGCTGCGTGTAGCCACGGAGAATCAGTTGCCCATACTCTGTGGCGGTGCCGCTGCTTCGGTTTGCGCGTTGTGGATCCTTACTCATCATTAATCCCTTCCGAGAAACTGTTTACGCACTGCTGCCTCGACGGCGCGGGCGAGGTCTGAATACTTCATTGACAAGTCTTCACGCCACCATTCACTTGTCACGTCCTCAATCTGCTCATCCGTCAACCGTGGCGGTGTTTGTGCTGGGGGTGTGGCATCCCTGCGAAGCCCTGCGTTCTCAGCCACAACCCCTTGATGCAACCTGCCAGCAAGTTCGTGCTGCTCCATGCTGGTTTGCAGCAGGGTTTTAAGCTCTGCGTTCTCATGCTCAAGCTGCTCAATGCGGTCAGCTGCTTCATTCAGCGTCACGGATTTACTAAGCGCTGAACCGCCCGCCCATACACGCAGTCGTTGTACTAAGTCGGTCATGCCAACCCCCATCCAATGAGAAAAGCACCAACCAGCAGGGCAGCCATGATTGCTGCTCCTGCCCATGCCATGCGTTTCAATGAGCGTTCTAATTCGTTCGGGTCGATCATTCTTTTACCCACTTTCCTTCCTCTTTGGGAATCCATTTCAGGTCAGCAGCTTCAGCCACACGGCGAATGTCTAGCCAGTTGTTGTGGTTTTTGTCTTGCAACGTTGACAACTGGCTTTTCATGTAATCGATTTCACGCCGCAGTTTTGCGTATTTCCCATACACAAGAGCGGCGATCATTGCGAACACACATGCTGCAAAAACCAGCAATGTCCATCCCATAAATTCAGTCATTTGAATTCCTCCGATTCGGCTAGAGCCGCAAGTGCCGCAAATGCCACAACTGGAACTTGTCCATTGCCAGTGGCTTTAAGTCTGTCCATCCGATGGGCCACCCCATCAGATATTCGTGGGATTCCGGGGTCGGATACCCAAACACCTCGCGCCATGCTCGGCAACTCGGCCACTTTTGCATAGAGTCCGCGCAGTAATTCGCTTTTGTCGTGGGTGTATGCAAGCAACCAATGCCGCTCCCGTGAGTGGTCAGCACCCAAGTCTTGCGCTGACAAGGAAATTGCGTTGGTTTTGTAACCCAGCGACTCAAGGTCATCACACGCTTTGTCAATGGCTTTGGCGCTGACGTTTTCGGCAAAGACATACCGGGGAGCAACATCTGCCACGATTCGGAACATTTCAGGCCAAAGATCGTCGGCGTTGTTCCGTCCTGCCGCAGCGGTGCTAAATGCTTGGCAAGGGAAGCCTCCAGATACAACATCAATTCGGCCACGCCACGGTCTACCGTCAAAGGTACGAACGTCATCCCATATCGGGAAAATGGGGAGTAATCCATCATTTTGTCGCTGTGCGAGAACACATCTGCAATACCAATCCAATTCGACAGCGCAGACTGTTTTCCAGCCAGCGAATAAAGACGCAAGCAATCCACCGCCAGCGCCTGCGAAAAGAGCCAACTCATTCATATTTCCTCAGTCGTTGTTAGCACCGCAACGGCACGTAAAGATGCCTTGACATATTCATCGACAGATTGGTGTTCAGATAGAAGTCCATCCAAAGCCTCCCGCAACTGCTTAATTGCCTCTGCCTGCTTGCGGAGCATTTCCGCGCAGTCTTGCATTCGTACACCAGAGCAATTCCAACGCTCAGTGTTTTCCATGTAGTCGGCCAATTCCAAAGCGGTCATTTCTTTCTCTCCTCACTCGGATAATGGGGAACAAAGTCACAGCCTGTTGCTCCGTGACTCTCGACAAAAGCCAGTGGTGTGCGTGGCCCCCAGTCCTGACCGGGCATCCGTTGCCAGCGCAGGCATTCCTTGCACTTGTCAGACAGGTTTGCTGGGTGGCAGCGGAAGCAGTCCCAAGGTAGGGTTTTCATACCGCTACCTCAATCAATTGCCTGTGCTGAATCCACCCAATGAAGTTGCCGCTGCTCACATCGAACTCCTTGGTTGCCTGTGCTTGGTGTTCTGCTGGCGATGCGTGGATGGGTTGTGAACCAACCAGCCGTTCGTACAACTCCAAGTCCTTCTGAACGTCCGGTTTCTGACCGTCATGTGTCAGGTACGACACCCTTGCGCATCGCGCTGTGGACAGCTTCAGCAGGGTTGCATCTCTGAACAGTTCGCGCTCGTCTGGTCGGACGTATGGCAGGTGCCACTCGCCGTACTCAAGGCTCTTTGTGTCTGCCCCAGTGATTGCATCGCGCATTGCTGTCGCCAGCGCCTGAATCTCTGGCTGTGCATCCGGGTGATCCCGCAGTGCAAAGAAGTTGTCCCACTCGGTGGATGTGACCAGTGTCCGCATCAACTGGAACGGCTCCAGAATCCGGTTGACGACTTGCTTGTGCAGGCCAAGCGCAGACATTTGCTCTGCACGATTTGCCGCATCTCTTGCAGCGTTTCGCCATTGCTGCTGAACTTCCACCGTGTCGGCCAGTTGCTCATGCGCCTGCATCCCCGGCTGGTTCTTGCCCCAGTGGATCGGCATGGCTGGGTCATTGCGAACCTGCTCAATCATCTTTGCCACAGGGATGGCGCGAGAGCTTGCAGCATTGCGCGAGAACACCCGATGGGTCATGAACTCAGAGTGAATGAACCGTGGGTACTGCAACTCCAGTGTGTGGATCTCCAGTCCGTCTGGGCTGATGCTGGCGGCTACGCTCTTGGCTGTGATCTGGGTCATACCAACCCCTCCAGATCAGGCTTGTGGTAGTTCGGACCCTTGGCAATCTTCCCGTTGTCGTCGAAGATCGGTTGGCCGTTGGCGTCGTACTTGCTCCAGTTGCTGGAGTTGACCCGGATGCAAGCCTCAGTGATGTTCATCCCGGCGCAGTGACCCACTCCGGTGGAGGTCACGATCTGGTCAGCCAGTGAGTCGAGGAACTCTTTGCGGTCACCGATGACTGCTCTGGCAGTGCCTTGCTTCAGTTGCTGAGAAAGCAGCTTGATGCTTTGGAATGCAGCACTGTCGATGCCAGCCATCGTCGGGTACGTGAACCCATCATCTGTCACGGTAAACGCCAGTTGCTCCAGCATCTCCGCGATTTCCTCAAAGTGACAACCCAACTGGACGTCAAAGTCCCTGTCGGTTGGTTCGGGCCTGGCACGCTTGTGCCACAGGGCAATTGATTCCACGCTCATTTCACAAACTCCTCAAAGTCGCGCCAGAAGACGCCGTTGTTTTGTTTCAGCAGCGCCTGCAAGACGGTGCTGGCTTGCATGAGGGACCGCTCGGTCAGCAGGGGCTTGATGCGCTCCACGGCAAGCAACCCAGCTTCCAATGAGCCACGCTGCAAGTCCGTCAGTTCTTCCAGACGGGTCACATCCAACGTGCTGCGGCAAGCGCCGTGCAGGATGCGCAGGTCTGTGCTGTCTGGCAGCTTGTCCTTGTCAGCCGCATAGCCAACGAGGAAGAACAGGGTTGCCACCTTCTCAACCACTCGCTCCCACTTGCCACCAATCAGGGCTTGCAGATGTGCGGTGTCCAGGCTCTGCTTCCACTTCATCCGGGCCACGGCCCGCTCGACGGGGGACAGGGCGTAGGTGCGCCTCATCCCCGGCCCTCCAGGTAAGAGCGCAACCGCTCAATGCGTTCACGGTGGTACACCACCATGGAGCGGGCGTACTCAGCGGCACTCTGTGCTTCCAACAGGCTGTGCTCGGCTTGGGCGAGTTCCTTGGCCGCGAGTTCGCGGGCATCGGGTTGTTGGAATAGTTTGAAAAAGCGGTTCATCGTGCGGCCTCCGTGCGTCCGTCTGCATAGGTGAGCCGACTGCCATGTCGGCTGGGGTGTTGCTTGTGGTCCTCGCCACCGGGGCGCACGTACCACTCCGCAGGGCGGTAGGTCGGGCGGTGCAGCATCGACGCGCCGCTGTCATGGGCTTTGCTGTGGGTGATGAGCGCCTGCTCACCTTTGAGCGGCGTGAGGTTGGGTGAGCGGAAATACACGGTGCCTTGGCCCGGTACACGCCTGCTCACCTTTGAGCGGCGTGAGGTTGGGTGAGCGGAAATACACGGTGCCTTGGCCCGGTACACGGCGGGACTCCAGCCAGCCAACTTGGCGCAGGTTCTGCACCGCCTTGGTGGTGTTGAGTCCCGTGCGGGCTGCAATCTCCACGGCTGTGAAGGGCATGGCAGGGAAGGTGTTGAACAGTTCTTTGACTGCGAGGCGGGTGTCTGAGGTTGGGATGGGCATGTTTCTTTGAATCTTGATAACAACGTCGGGGTTGTTGTGACGTAATGTAACACAACCCCAAGGTTGTTGCGGAGGGCGAAGAAATTTATTCCGGGGTTGTTTCGGTTGTTGTATTTTTGCGAGGACGGCCCCGGCGTTTTGAGGTGGCGCGTGTCGGCGCTTCTGACATGGACTCGATCAGCAGGTCGATGTAGTGCCGCGCCTTCTGCAAGTCCGTCACGCCACCTTTGTCGCGGTACCGGCACAGGTATTTGATGGCGTTGCCTTCGCAAAACCCAAGCCGATTGGCGTTGATGAACTCAATTGGCTGAATCGCCATCTTTTTGTAATGGTCGCCCGCGATCTGTACGTCTGTTGCTTTCATGTGGTTTGTGCCTTTCGTCGTTTCATTGCGCCCATGAGAATGTCCTGTACCTCACGTTTGGTGTTGACGCGCTCGATCACCAATTCGTCTACGGTGTTTTTCGCCACTAGGTTGTGTACGTACACCGGGCGGTCATACCCCGCCTGCATCTGGCGCGTTGGCCCGATGCGTTCCTGAATCTGCATTCGTTCTTCCAAGTTCCACCAGTGGGAGAAGAACACCAGAATGTGCCCGCCGTCCTGCAAGTTCAGGCCGTGACCCGCCGACTGCGGGTGTGCAAACAGAAGGGGAATGCGCCCCTTGTTCCAATCCTTCAGGGTCTTTGGGTCTTTGTCCAGCTCACGCCCCTTTGGGAACGCCCGTTTGAGCCGTTCCAAGTCCGACTTGAAGTGATAGGCCACCAATATGGGGTTCCCCTGGGCGTCCTCTACGATTTCGTCCAGCGCCTGTATCTTCTGGTCATGCAGTTCGGTCCACGCGCCGCTGTCCCCGGTGTACGCCGCCCCGTTGGCCAACTGCAAGCACTTGATGGTCTTGGCTGCGGCGTTGAAGGCTTCCAGCTCGGTGCCGCAGTCCAGTTCGGCAAACATCTGCTTTTCCAGGTCTTCATACGCTTTCCGCGCCCTGGCAGGCATGTCCACGTAAATGTTGTTCACAATGGGCTGCCGAAGGTCAAACCAATCCTTTGCCTCTACGGTCAGGCACACATCCCGCAAGGCGTCCTGAATCTCCTGCTGGGCGTGGGGCATGGCCACGATGCCGAATCCGCTGGGGTGCGGCCTGAACCACCGCTGCTTGAACGCCTCAAAAGTCCGCCCCAGGCGTTGCCCCCGATCTATGAACCACATCTGGCCCCACAGGTCTTGAAGACCGTTTGGTGCTGGGGTGCCCGTGAGTGCCACAAACCGTCGCACCTTGGTGTGAGCTACTTTCGACAGCGCCTTGGCCCGCTCCCCGCCTTGACGAATGCGGAAGGATTTGAGCTTGGTGGACTCGTCGGCAATGACCGTTTTGTAGGGCCATTTGTCGCCCCAGTGATCCACCAGCCAAGGCAGGTTGTCGTAGTTGCAGGCGTACACATCGGCCCTGTTTGCAACAGCCTGCACTCGGCCTTTGAGCGGGCCTGTCACCGGCTGTACGCGAAGGTGCTGCGTGTGCGCCCACTTCTGGGTCTCATCTGGCCATGTGGTGTTGGCAACCCTGGCTGGCGCTAGGACCAGTATCGGGTCGCTCTCCACGAAGCGGAGGGCGTCAATGGCGGTCAAGCTGGCGCTGGTTTTGCCCATGCCCATGTCGGCCCAAATGGCGCACCTGTCGTTCGACAGAATGTGGTCAATGATGAGTTTTTGGTAGGGGCGCGGTGTAAATGGTCGGCTCATGTCTGTGCCTCCATGAAGGTGTCAACTGCCTCGATAGAGGCCAGTACGACGACAGGCTGGCCCACGCGCCACAGGTCTTTGTGCCTGCGGACTTGTAGCGCGGACAACCGCCCACCGGGGGCTTTCAACTCGGCCCAAACCGTGGGCCGGTTGGGCAACATCACAACCCGGTCCGGGACGCCTCGCAGGTTGGTGCTGGTGAACTTCCAGCACAAGCCGCCCGCCGCTTTGACGCGCTCCACCAAATGCTTTTCAATCTTTGATTCGCGCATCTCAGTCCTTGCGGTATCGGTATGTCTCAAACCCGGCAGCAGCCAGTGGTATGTCCGCAGCCCATGGAGGGGGCGCTGCCATCAGTTCGGCCAAATGCTGGTGATTGAACTCAGGGCTGTCCGGCGTTTCGGTCAACAGTTCGTCATGGACTGACAGAACGATGCGATAGCCTGCCGCTTCGATTGCGGGCATGTTGTAGGCCAGAATGTCCCGTGCAAAGGCTTGCGTCAGGTTCTCCGCCAGCTTCCCGGCATACGTCTTGATGCGCCCCCATTTGCGGGAGAACTGGTTGACGCCGTAGTAGTACGCTGAACCATCGTCATCCACCCCTGGGGAGGGGTAGCAGACGTAGCGCCCGGAGGGCAACAGAACCCGAATCCAACTGCCATCGCGCCGCACTTTCACGGTGCCGCAGTCGAACGTAAAGGCTGCGCTGTCTACTGCGTCCTTGAACGCTTGTTCCAGCTTGGGCCACCAAGCCGCCGTAGCCGGGTGGCCGTTGCGCCAGCCGCGCTTGACCACATCACACGCGACAAAAGTGTCGTCAGCGAGTCCGTAGGTCTGCGCGTCGGGCTGCTTCTTCAGCCACTCCAAGAACGAGCGGGCCTCCGTCAGCAAATCCGCTGGGGCGTTGGGCAGGATGCCTGCCGCCAGTTTGTCGAGGTTGATGCCGTACCCGCTGGCGAACGTCACGAAAGCACCCACGCCCCCTTGATAGCCCAACGCAAGTTCCTGCACCTTGCCGACTTGGCGCTGGTCTTTGGTGACCGCGCCGGGGTCCACGCCGAATGATTTGGCGTAGGCCAACTTGTAAAGGTCAAACCCCATGCCTGAGTCAAATTCGCGGAACGCTTGCAGCTTCCACTGTTCCCCGGCCAGCCAAGCCAAGCCTCTCCCTTCGATGTTGGACAAGTCGGCAATGACCAACTTCTTTCCGGGCGCGGCCACGATGCACCCGCGAATGGCGCTGCTGGCCACCTCCATGACGTTTGGGTAAATCAGCCCCGCTGTACCGGCCTTGAGTGCGCCGATGCCCACATCAACCTCGTCAGCGTCCAGTGTTGGGCGCGGCAGGTTTTGGGGCTGGAACGTGCGACCTGCCCAGCGCCCCGTGCGGGACGCCCCGCAAAACTGAAGAAGTCCGCGAATCCGCCCGTCCAGGTTTGTTGCGCGTTGCAGCGCCCGGTATTTGCTTGTGCTGGTTGTGGAGGCTTGCAGTCGCACAACCAGCAAGGCCCGCAGGTCTTCTGGCAGCTCCGGGTCGTCCATCACCTTTTCCACCGTTGCGCCCCGTAGGTCGTCTAGGTGGTACCCGTATTCAGTGAGGATGTGCTCCAGCATCCGGTTGCGCTGGTTCGCGGTTTGCACCTCGCCGTTTGTCATATCGACGGTCTGTGCTGCCAGCACCTCTTGTTCTTGCGCCACGGCGTCCAGGGCGGCGTCAACCAGCTCGGTGTCCACCGCGATGCCACGATCATTGATGGTTTGGTCCAAGTGCCACAGAGCCAGCTCTGCGCCCCGGTAATTCCAGTTCGGCAGCCGTGCGAACACCTCGCGCATGGCTTCTACATCCAAGCGGCAGTAGTCCACGAACTCGGCCCACTCTGTCGGGTGGGTCTGGTGCGTGGCCCTGCGCAGCTTCATGTTCTTTGGCCGTGGTTGGCAGAACAGTTGCACCAACTGTTTGCCGCGCTTGTCCTTCGCTTTGTCGGAAGGCACGGTCAATACGTCACACAACGCGCCCAGCGCTCCTGGCAGCGAATGTGCCAAGGCTTGCACCATCGTGTCCCTCCACCGTTCAACCGGTGGGCATAGCGCAGGCATGGCATGGCGCAGCACGTTGCGGTCAAACATGGAGTTGTGGGCGAACACCACGCACTCGGGGTCGAGCAGCGCCACTTCAAGGTCGTAGGGCATGGGTGCGCCGCTGGCCACATCCCATGTCTGAACCGGGTCGTGGTCAACCGCCCATGCGAACAGCAGCACCTCCGCCGTTGATGCGTACCGGTACGTGCCCGCCGTGATCGGCGTGTCGTTGTACGTTTCCAAATCGAGCCAGAGGTTCATAGGTTGTTCTTCAGTAAACCTCACAACCAGTGGTTGTGAGGTCGGCCACGAAAAATCAGACGAAATCACTTGCCTCTGCGCCTTCCAGCGCATCGAACCCGTCCGCCGTCACAACAGTACCGATTGGGTCGCCGTCCTGTACGTACTGCACCACATCAAACGAGCAGCGCATTCCGGGGTTCTCGCCTGTCTGGCCCCAGAAGTCCACTCGGGCGTTGACCGTGCAGCCAGAGAACACTTTACCGGGGTCCACCACGGGTTGCTTATCGCGGCCAATGACCAGTGGCGGCTTGTTGTCGCCCGCTTTGGTCTTCATCTGGCGGTGGCAGGACAGCACCATGCGGCCCGCGAAGCTCTCGCCTTTGCGGTCACCCTCGATGTAGCACATCTGCTGTTTGACACCTTCGATGCTCTTGAGCATTTGGGCGTGTTTGGGGCCAAAGCTGTCCTTGGCCACGGCTTCGATTGCGGACATGATGGCCTTGTCGTTGTCACTACCTTTCTCAATCAGGAAAGTAGCGGACCAACGTGGGCGCCCATCGCCTTTCTTGAACTCACGGGCTTCAAACAGTTGTGGGTATGCGATGGTGACGTTTTTCAGGATGATTTGCATGATTTGCCTTTCAGATGAGTGAATCGAATTCGTCTGTGGGTGCCGCCACAACCAGGGCAGGGCGTTTGTCGCTGAGTGGGGCCACCGACGGACTCCCCTCGCTGCGAACGATCATTGGCTGGAGCTTCTGCCAGCGTTTTTCAGTCAGTTTCCCTTCCTTGTGGAGCCGCTCCACATCGGTAGGAGAAACCAATTCCTTGTGGTACAGGTCGTCTTGGCGGACGCCCATGGACTTCAGGCGGGCCTCGGCTTCTACGGCGTCCAGCCATTTGCGAGACCCTGCGCGGCCTTGCACAAGCTTGAACCCCGGCACATCTTCGCCACTGAGCAGTCTGCGTTCGGCTTCGGCCCGTACCGCCTTGATCCAATCTTCAATGAGCTTGGCCTTTGACATGGCGGTCGCCAGCGCATCGGCAGGCGCATCGGCCAGTGGGGTTGGCAGCGAGTCGAACTGGTCAAGCGCGGCCTTGGACAGTGCGGGACAGGTGGCCTTCGCCTTGCAGAACTTGCACCCTTTCTCAGTTGGCACCAGGGGGGCGTCTGGGGCGTCGCACAGGGATGCGCCGACCGAAACCTCCGTGGCAAAGCTGTCCAAGGCGTCACTGGTGGTTGCCCACTCGCTCCAGGCACCCAGCCGGGGCTGACTGATAACAAGGCGTATGCGGTCAAACGGTCCGCTTACTACGTCATACACATGCCTCGCGGCCAGTGCGTACAGCATGAGCTGCGGGTTTTCTTCTGCGCTGACTTCGACGCCGCGCCCAAACTTCAGGTCGCAAACAATCAGTTCAGCACCAGCGATGACCACAGCGTCTGCGGTGCCCTTGGCCGGTTGCCCATCTTCGTGCGTTTCGCCGGTGAACAACCCGATAGGGAGCTTCTGTTCAACCAGCAACGCCCCGCCTGTGGACGCCACCAAGTCGCGCACACCATTGACATAGCGCATGACGAAGGAAACCATGTCTGCGGTGACTTTCACGCCGTTGTCGGCTTTCAACCCGACCACGGTATCCGCCGTGTGTGCGCCCAACAGAATCTGCTCTGCGGCCCAGTGTGCGGCGGTGCCTTCGTCCGCAAACGCGCTACCTTTGTCCTCCAGACCTTCCGACAGCTTCACACTGCCCGGACAGTTCAACCAGCGCTCCGCGCTGGATGGTGAGAGTCTTGCGTGAGCCATCAGAGCGCCTTGGCCTTCGCCACAAACTCGGCCCACTTGTCGGTGGGCAGTGCGCCTGCTCTTGCAACGCCGTAAGACTTCAGCAAGGCAACCAAGCCTTCCCGGTTACGAGTGGCCGCATCGGTTGTGGCTTCGGTCAAATCCTTGATGGTGAGCGCAACTTCGTCAGAAGGGGATGCCGCAGCAGGCTCTGCTGGCGCAGGAGCCGCCTGGGCCGGTGCGCTTGCAGCGGGGGTAGGTGCATCCTGCTGCGCGGTCTGCTTTGGGGGTACCACCTCCAGGCCCGCCGCCTTGATGCCGCTATCTGCGGTGTTCGCGGCGTTCTTGGCCGCAGCCGACAACTTCTCCCAGATTGCGTTGGTTTCGCGCTGGGCTGCTGTCTGTTGGTTGATGGCGTCGATCAGCGCCGCCAGTTGTACTTCAATTCCCACGTTGGTTCCTTTCCAAGATTTCCAGTTCAAGTTCCAAACCTGCAATTTCCTCAAGAGCTTTGTCCAGCCTGTGGGCCAGCTCCCTCGCCATTTCGTCAAACTCATCCGGTGTGGCGTACACGGCTCTGACCAGTTCGTTGTCGGTAAGACGCATCCATTCCCTTTCTAAAAACAACAACCTTCGCGCTGTTGGTGGGGATACTGTATCACAACTCCAAGGGTGTTGAAGTGGGTGTTATTTATTTTTTGTGGTTGTTGCGTCAGACATGAAAAAACCCGGTGCGTACCGGGTTTTGATACGGAACTAGGGCTTTCAGTCGTCGGGTTCTATGAGCGTGTTGTCACCAGCCATGAGCTTCAACGCCCACGCAGCTTCTGCCCCGTCCCGCACGGGTTTCACCACGATGTTGAACGCCGATATAGCCGCGAGAGCGTGTGCGGGCAGTCTGGTGCTGCCGTCACGCTCAATGAGCATCAGCACCGGTTCCAGGCCGTAGGTGCGGCTCACCGCCAGCAACCGCAGCAGGGCTGAACTGACGTTTTTGTGGGCCACTCCGTTGGTGACATAGATCATTTCCACCACGAACTTGTCAGAAGCCCAATCGAGCTTTAGCCTTGCGTTCTTCACCTCCAGGTCTCTTTCAAGAGAGGTGTGGCTGTTCTGTTCGTCGGAGGCCGTCAGCATGTTGCGCAGGGTCTTCGACTCCTGGGATACCCACTCCCTATCAACCGTCACCGGGTCCAAAGTCTTGCTGGCGCTGGGCCTGACCACGGTTCTTGCCTCGTTGGCATATATCTGCTGGTGGGTCAGTTTCGCCACATAGCTGTCGTCGCCCAACACTTTCTTGAGTTGATCCAGGCGGGCGAGGGGAGGGAACCCGCGCTGTTTCCACTTGTGGATGGCTTGCTGGGACAGCGGTTTGTCTTCATCCAACAACCGCCCCAGCACGGCTTCAGTCATGCTGCGCCGCTCCATGTCCATCTCAAGGGCTTCTCTAAAGTTAGTAGGCGCATACATCTCGTTCTCCTAAAGCATCCAACGACAACTATTTGGTTGTTAATTGTAGTAGACCGCGCCGTTGTGAGGGCGTCAAGGGTTACTTTTCAAATACACTACGGGCCAACAACCAGTGGTTGTTATTTGAAAGGATGAACATGGAAGCAGTAGTCGAGTGCGCCGTCGCAACGGGCGTTGACCAAGCCATTCGCATGGCTGGATCACAGGCAAAGCTGGCTAAAAGCCTTGGTGTAAGCCAGCAGTCAGTATTCAAGTGGCAGCGCCAAGGCTTTGCGCCTCTGGAGCGTGTCCGAGAAATTTCGGAGAAGTACGCTATTGAGCGCAACCGATTGGTTGATCCCGCACTGGTGGCGCTTTTGCAGGAGTGGTGATGGCTGACGTTGACAACCAAGTGCCGCCACCTGGGCGGCTGGATGCGTTCGACGGCTCAGGAATCCCTCAAGCCCTGAAAGACATTCCGCGCTGGGCACCCTGGGCCGCGAAGCTCAACCCTGGTCGCGGGAAGTACGACAAGATTCCGCGAGACCCAAAGCGCCCGGAATACGGTCTGTCCACCGCCAGCCCTGACAAGTGGGGCACCTATGAGGACGCGCTGGCGGTCTATCGCGCTGACGGCGGAGCCAACCTGCACGGCATCGGCTTTTGCATGACGGGCCTCAAGGACTTGACCGGCATCGACATGGACGGTTGCCTGGACAAAGCCTCCGGGGCCATTGAGCCGTGGGCGCGAGAAATCGTGGACAACATGGCCAGCTATACCGAAATCAGCCCATCTGGCCGGGGTCTGCGCATCTTCATGCAGGGTGGGCTTCCAGCGGATTGGACGAACCACGAAGTCGGGCTGGAGGTTTACAGCGGGAACGAAGCGCGGTTTCTTACCGTAACAGGCAAGCACCTGGGCGGCACCAGCAAGGAAGTTCGACCTCTCAAGCCTGAGGTCATGTCAACGCTGAAAACAAGGTACGCCAACCAAAGCACAAAGCTGGCCAAACAGGACGTTCCCCCTATGCCAGCGGCCATCCCATTCAGCCCGCCCATGCTGGTTGCGATGCTTCAGTCGCTGGAGCTGCCGCCAGCGGTGATGGACTTTTTGCTTGAGGGAGAATGCACCGGGGATCGCTCCCGCGCTCTGCACAGCGCGGGAGTTGCCCTGTTGAGTTGTGGCCTACGTGATGCGGAGGCGTTCTCTATCTTGTGCAGCAGTCCGTTCGCAATGCAAGTGGCGCTTGAACACCGGAGCGGAGATGTTGACAAGGCGCAATTTTACCTGTGGGACCACCAAGTTACTCGCGCCAAACCCAAAGCCCGCCACAAGGCGTTGTCTGCGGACGACTTTGAAGACCTGTCGGCCACGCTGGTGCTGCCGGTTGACGAGGATGAGGGGGGTGGGTCTCCCGCCGCCGCCGATGGCTTCGAGAACCTAGATTCAAAACAGGTTCCTGCGCCAGCCGTCATCAAGCGCAACCGGTTCAACATCGTGGCCGCACCGGATTACGCAAAGACGATGAAAGTCATGCGTTGGTGGATCAGGGGCGTGGTCCCTGCGGCTGACTTGGTGACGCTATTTGGCGAATCGGGTGCGGGCAAGTCGTTCTTCGTGCTGCACATGCTGTGTTGTATTGCGCTGGGCTTGGATTTCTTTGGCCAAAAGGCGCGGCAGGGGGCGGTGTTGTATGTAGCGGCTGAAGGTGCATCGGGCGTGTCTCAGCGTCTTGAGGCTTGGTGCAGCCACAACAACGTGGACATTGAATCTATGAGGGACTGCTTCTACATATTGGGGGACGCGCCCAACCTGTTGGAGAAGGCGGACGTAAAGGAACTGGTCGCGGCAGCAAAAGCGGCATGTCCACCGGGTCTGGCCATCGTGTGCCTGGATACGCTGGCGCAGGTCACTCCGGGCGCTAACGAAAACAGCGGCGAAGACATGGGCCGTGCGCTGGCACACGCAAAGACGTTCGGCAAGGCACTGGGCTGCACCGTGATGATGGTGACGCACGTTGGCAAGGATTCCAGCCGGGGCATGCGTGGCTGGTCGGGTTTGAAAGGCGCGTCAGACGCACAGATTGAGCTGGTGCGGACGGCCACCTTCCGGGCCGCCACGGTGGTCAAGCTGAAAGACGGTGCAGGCGAGGGCGCGGAATTTCAGTTCGATTTGAAACAGGTTGTCCTCGGTCTGGACTTTGACGACGAGGAGCCTGAGCTGGCCACCTCCTGCGTGTTGGTCGCGGGGAACGTCCTGTTTACCGGTGGCGAGTCTCGGGCCGTTGCGGAGGCCGAGGCCAAGGACAAGTCGGCATCGAGGCGCGTTGCGGAGCGCGTGACCAGGGGGAGGCCATCGGCGGCGAAGGAGCACCTGTTGACCAAATTGGAAACGGGGATTCGGGAGTTCGACCTTGAGGGGCTAAAAACGGAGCTTGTGGAGGTCTTTGCGGCGAAAGGGCTTCTCAGCACCGATCAGGCTCAAAGGCGAAAAGGGCCAGCAATGGCCATGGACGCAATCGCCAGATTGGCCGAAATGGGCTTTTTGGGGATCAACGGCCAAAAGGTCATTTTGGCGGAGGGGCGGGTATGACAGCCTAGGGGGTGTAGGCGGTTTCGTGAAAATCCGCCAAAAACCAGTTTTTCCGTAAAAACGGGCGATAACCACCATCAGGTTGTCGCCCGTTTTTACGTTTTTGGGGCAAATTGGGCTTTTGGCGGAAATCGGGAAATTTCCCGTGCTACAAAAAACGAAGTTAAAAATGATAGCAAAGAATCTAAGAGAGTTGCTATCAAAAAACCAACAACCTACAGGTTTGCTCCAACTTGCTCCAACTTGGCGAGTTGGAGCAACAAAATGATAGCACGTTTTGGGAATGGGTCGTAAAAATGATAGCACTCACACCTTATTCGGTGCCGTGCGAATGCGATATTTTTCTGCTCCAACTTGCTCCAACTTGCAAACCGGTTTGCTCCAACTGGAGCACCAAACCACACTGCTCCAACTACACTACCCCAAGGGGGTAGTTGGAGCAAGTTGGAGCAAGTTGGAGCAAAAATGTTTTTTGGGAAAATCCCCCAGAATTCTGGTGACAGCCTGGGGGGTGTAGGGCTAAAAGGGCGATTTGCCCGAAAACCAGATTTCCCGCGAAACGTTAAATCAACAGCCCA